ATTTAAAAATTTAAAATAATTGAATGAAGTAATATAATATATGCCGCGTATACAAAATCCTCATAATTATTGTTATAATATAACTTCTTTAAATCTATTATATGACACGAATGAAATTCCTAATTGTTTAGAATCTTTACCCCCCTTGTCTAATACAAATTTGACTGATTCACCGACATTTTATCGTTATATGTTTAAATTTTATTTTTTATTAATGAGAGAAAGTGAAGTTGATAAGTCTTATATAGATGAATACACATCAGTATTTTTTAATACTATTTTAACAAAATGTGAGTTTTATAATTGGGGTAATAATACATCACATATTGATCAACAAGACGCTACTGATTATATAAATATTGTAATGGACAAATTATTTCCAGACTATGAATTAAAAATTGATAAAAAGAATTTCATATTTTATTTTGATATGATAGAAAAGGAACAAGAACATAAGCACTATTTATTAAATATTGACATTAAAGGAACTAATAAAACAAGTATAAGTAAATTATTAACAATTGTACAAACTGAAGAAAAAGGTTGCGGTGGGATTTTACGTGATGAAGACCCAGTAGAATTTTTATATAATTTGTTATTTAATAATGATTATAGTAATTTGCAGAATTTAACAAAAAAAATGAATGAAGATGCTAAATTTAAACGATTATATAAGATATCCGTAGAAAATTATTATTATTATTTGTTAGACACATTGCTAAACGAATATTGTACAGGTAAAGAGAATGATGATGTTGATTTAAATGAATTATCAAATTATGTATATGATGAATTAATAAAACAATATCCAAATAATATGAGTAATACAAAACCGCAAAATTTATTCAAAAGACAATCAACAAAACAAGTGATAATAATACCAAAAGAAATGAAGTATTTTATTATTACATTAAAAAGATTTTCTTTTAATTATGAAACTGGAACGCGTGGAACGCGTAATAAAATTTCTACAGAATGTGAAGTAGATAAGACAATTACAATAGGTGACGAAACGTTTAAAATTAAAGGAGTTATTTATCATTCTAGTAGTAATACACAATCTGGACATTATGTTTATATCAAATATGATAATGACGGAAATCTATGTTATGAAATAAATGATTCCGGTATAAGTAACATTGGAAAGGGTATATTCGTGCACTTTAATATTAATAATATAGAACAAAATGGTTATGTATTTTTATATGAAAAAAAAAGTGTAAATAAAATTATTACACAACAACAGTGTAGAGATTACGTTGATGTTCACAATGACCGCGCTGTTAATATAGACAACTTTATTAATAATATACTCAGTTTAAAATACCATTTTGCTGAGAAATATAAAATGGCAATAGATGAATCCATAAAATTAATATCTAAACATACATATCTGTATAACACACTATCAACATTGTCAAACCAACAACCAACACCAACACCACCAACACCAACAAAACCAGGTCCACCACCACCACCAACACCATTATCAACACAACCACATGAAGAATTAGAAAAATTAATTGAGAATAGTGATAAATTCAATACGCAATTTCCTGTCCCACACCTACAAATGACTAAACCAATAGGAAATACAGTTAAAACATATAGAGAAAATGTATTACAAAACGAAACAGAACACGATGAATATAATCAAAATATAATAAAATTTATGAATAATACTTTTCCAATTATACATGAAAAGGTAAGAACATTATTTAATGATTTTATTAAATATGTAAAAGGTGATGGTGAAAATCAACTCCACAACCTTTATGAAAAGGAAACTATGACTGTTGGCAAATTAATAAGGAGATTATTAGAAAAGCGTCCTGTTGTGTGTTATTCTAATAATGATGGTCAGTACTTGGATAGAGAAGCTACATATAACGCTCATAAAAACCATATGGAATCAAAAAATACTCCACAATCTAACAACAATAATGTTCAAGAATATATTAATTATCAAGAACGAATGCTTTCTTCATTTATATCTGTTTCCGTACCTAGTTATTTTATAAATAATGGAAAGAGAGAAAATTATGGTGTCATTCAAAAAGATGGTAATTATGAACATTATGGTGTTTATGTTGCATCAGTAGGGTCACGCTTTGAAGATAAAAATAAAAATGAATATCCGTTTATGGTTGCAAAAAAGGATGATAAGGATGACCTTGAATATAAAAAATTTATTGGTGATACAAAATTTCAAGAAATATGGACAAAATTTTATGGTACATCAATACAAAAATATCATGAACTTCCTGGTAATGAATCGGTAAAATTTAACGTTGATTTTTTAAAAAAAAGGACAAAAATGATAATTATTCCATTTTTAATCAATGCAAGTGAAAGTTTAAATTTATTTCCTGGTAAAAATAAAACAAGTGTATGTGTTGTGGCAGCAGGGTTAGGAGATGGTGTGTGGGGTGACATTACAGATCTTACAAACTCAAAAAATTTAATCACACAATATTTAATAGAATCATATTTTGAAGTATTAGAACAAGAAGATAATAAAGTATTATTTCCTAATATAAGTAGAATAATATTATCATTTGTTAATTTATCACCTGAATACCAATTTCAACGTCCTAAAAATATAACAGATAATATAGGAAAATATCAACAAAGTATTGAAGTTATTAAAGAAAAAAATATCTTAATATCAGGGACGCCTGGACAAAACTATTTTTATAACCCTTTTACAAAACTAAATGATCATGAATTAGTAGTTGCTCAATACGCATGGGATGGTAATTCGTATCCAGGAAACGAATATTGGGAGGGACTTCTTGCAGCATCAGGCGATCCAGCAGCCGCATGTTGTTCTCTCATTTCTGATTTACAAAATCCAGAAGTGAATACAAAATTTATAGAAGAAGGGCGCTATAGAATTTATCCTACTAAAAAACAACAAATACAAGTTAATGAAGCAGCAAGTAAAAAACCTGTACCTGCTCCTGCACCTGCTCCTGCTCCAGCACCTGTACCTGTACCTGCTCCAACACCTGTACCTGCTCCAACACCTGTACCTGCTCCTGCACCAGCTCCTGCTCCTGCACCTGTACCTGCTCCAACACCTGTACCTGCTCCAACACCTGCTCCTGTACCTGTACCTGCACCAGCTCCTGCTCCTGCTCCTGCACCTGTAGCTGTAGCAGCACCTGCTCAAAAATCTACAAAAAAAGTTACATTTATGGATGATGATGTGAATCAATCTCAACAATCTCAACAATCAAACACAACAATAAGAAAAGGCAATCGAGAGGCAAGAGAAAGAGCAAGAGAAAGAGCAAGAGAAGCAGAAGCAGCAGAAGCAGCAGCAGCAGCAGCAGCAACAACACCAATAACACCAATAACAACAACAACAACAACAACTACAACGACAACAACACCACCAATTACACCAACAACACCAGCACCTGCACCTGCACCTGCGCCAATAACAACAGCAACACCATCAGCAGCAGCAACAACACCAATAACAACAAAACCAACAATAACACCAACAACAACACCACCAATTACACCAACAACACCAACAACAACACCAACAATAACACCAATAACAACAAAACCAACAATAACACCAATAACAAAAGCAACACCATCAGCGCCAATAACAAAACCAACAATAACACCAACAACAACACCACCAATTACACCAACAACACCAGCACCACCAATTACACCAACAACACCAACACCAACACCATCAGCACCAATAACAACAAAACCAACAATAACACCAACAACAACAGCAACACCATCAGCGCCATCAGCGCCATCAGCACCATCAGCACCATCAGCACCAATAACAACAACACCAGCAACAACGACAACACCAATAACAAGTCCACCTGCGTTAAATGATCCCAACACTATTCAAAAAATGAAAAAAGTAATAGATAAAATAACAGTTCCCAGTAAAAATGCGAAAATAGAAGAATATAAGACAAAATATCCTGTAAGAAAAGCAGTACAAGGTGGAGGTGATTTTGCAAGTAATTTAAAAAGCATAGAAATGGATGATAGGGGTTCTTCAATATGGAATGATTGTTCTTATTACAGATTATATCATAAAACAGAAATAGGAAATGCAATTGTAGAGAAAAAGTTTAATAAAATAAATAATAGTGAATCGCTAATTGAAAAAAATGAGAGAATAAAAAAATTAAATGACTTATATAAACCAGACCAACTTACTATTGTTTTGAATGAAGAAACACAAGATGATTATAATGAATTATTTGAAGACAACAATTGTAGTAATATTTATTATAAAATTCCATTACCATTTTGTCTAACAATGAAACAAATTATACAATTATTTCGTGACATGTCCAGTGATATAAGTAGTTTTCATTCATTAATAGAGCAATATAATAATTTTAATTATAAAATAAAATGTGAAAACAATAAAGTAGAGATTATATTTTCTAATCCAGACAAAATAATACCAATTGTTAAATCCAAATTATATTATGATGATAATTTACCATCTACTTTTGAAATACAAGTAATGAAACCAGAAGGTAAAATATATAAATATAAATATGAATTAGATGGTGTTGAAGGAGAAATTCCATTAAAGAATATAAATGGTTCTCTTCTTGACAATCAAAAAATAATACCATTAAATACAAAATATAATTTTGATGAAAATAATAATGCATTAATAAAAAATTATTATTATTATACGGAGGTTACATGTAAGAGAGGTAGTCAAATAGAAAATAGAAATCAAGTATATTTGTATGATATGTTTATAGGAAATGAAAAAGCAAATTGTTTTACTAATTATATATTATTTGAATTGATTTTTCCAAAAGAAAATGTTGATAATGTATGGAAAATATATTGTGAAAAATACAAAGAATTCAATAAAGTTGATTTAGTTGATTTATTTTATGATTATACAGCAGAATCCATTACTACAAATGATATATTAATATTAAATAAAAGAAAAATAGACCCACGAAGATTTATTTCTCTACTCTTGTATATTTCAAGAAATAATGATGAATATAATTATATAGATAAGGCATTAGAAAAAATATATGATAAAGAATATGTATATGAGTCATTTATTAAAACGGTAGAAGGAGTGTTGACATTTGTTTTTGAAAATTCAAACATGTATTATACTAAAGAATTTTATGATGATTTGATAAATGGAAGATTAATAAAACAAGAAATGATTGGAGGGTCTGGAATAACAGATTTTATATCAAGTTTATTAATGAGTGCAAATGCAAGTATACCTGATATAAAAAAAACAATTGATGAAGATATTAATTATTACAAAGAAAAAATATTGTCATATAGAAATAATATTTCAATTGATAAAAAAGTATTAAAATGGGTAACATGTCCTGAAAAAAGTAATAACCCAGATGTGATTCAATTTATAGAGAATTATATAAATGGCGATTCAATTCATGATGATTTATTAAATGTAGAGTCAAGAAAAAATACATGTAAAGAAATATCTGATATACAATATAATATAGATAGTATATTATCTGATTTAAAATTTTTAGTTCAAAAAAATTATTTTGATACGGAAATATACATGGAGAAATATGAAAATGAAGTGAAAAATATAAATAATACTTAAAATCAAATTAATAGTTAAATAATTATATGAATAAAATAGTGAATGTGAAAATGTATTATGATGAATATGAAAAATATTTTGGAGATGGTTTTTATCCATTTTTTCAAGAAAAAGAAAAAGAGATGGATAAAACAGAAATAGTGATTTCTTTTTATTATAAAGAAAAATGTTGGATACAAATAAATCATGATGAAATAAATGGATTAGATGGAGATATGGGAAAACATTTGTTGGATTATTTAAATAGAGAAGGAATTGAGAGTGGAATAATGATAAAAAATAATTATGGTATAATTATCTATCGTGAGGGTTGATAACTTCATAAGAAATGGATTTAATGCGTGTGCATTCATTAAATGGAATAATATTTTTTTCATCATAATAATTCATCATTTTTAAAATAATATTTAATGAACAAGTAATAAAATGTAAGTATATTTCACAACAACATTTTTTTGTATTTTTTTGTATAAAATGCATATAATTCATAATATAATAAATTATACTAAACTAAAAATTATATAGGTCTCATCATCTTTTTTATGTTCTAATGATTCAGTTAAATATTTAGAAGAAGAATAATAAGCAATAAAAGAAATAATAATAGCAATAAATGAAGCAAAAATGATTTGATAATAATAATGTTTTTTTTTATATATT